CCACCAGTATGAGCAACACCTATACTTGTATTAAAAGATAATAAATCAGGTTTTGTAGGTTGATCCATATTATCAACACCACTAAATCCACGAACACATCCAGTGAATGAAGTTGTTCCAATTCCAGTATATGTAATGATTTCATCATCAATTTTTAATAATCCATATTTACTTGGATAACCTTTTGTAGAGTCTACAAATATCGTACTTGAAAATGATTGAGTATCAGTTGTTAGTCCTGTAAACTCAGTGAGAGCAGCTCCAACATAAGTTTGTAATTTAGTATATCGATCAATATTTTCTGCAATGTTAATCGATCCACCTTGAAATTCTTGAGAAATATAATATTGCTTCATGAAATCCACAAAAAGTGGACTTTCCGCTTGCACAAATTCAGGTAACTGATTTTCAATTACCTGATTTATCTCGACTCTTTGTATTGAAGTATCAATCATTAATATCCTGAACCAGAACTAGGAGTTGAACTTGATCCACCACCCATAGCAGTTGTTGAACTACTTGCACTTGTAGTTGGTGAAGAGGATGCTGCAGCTCTCGCAGCACTTGTTGATGATGATGTAACTGACGCTGTGCCTGTACTTACCGAGGTCACAAGACCTGTTGTAGAAACCGCAGATTCTGAATCACGGGTAAATTTCGGCATATAGTAACTATGTGTATGTATGAACCTTGAACCTGATGTATTTTCACCCGATGCGATAATGTCAGGAACCATTGTTAAAGTCGTATTTGTCATATCAAACTTAACATACAAATCACGCAATCCAATTACATCATTTGAGTGCGGCACTGCCTGAACTTCAATCACATTATTTGCTATTACAGTCGAAAGTATATTCACAGTATCTATAAGGACTTCACCATGCAGATAATCAACAGTTCCAGCGTTTTTCTTCACAATCGTTGGTTGACCACCTTCAACATAAGTAAAGAAGAAAATTCTTCCTTTATTATTATCAATTTTTTCATCTGCAAGATAAACAACATTTGAAATACCTTCAATTGTAAATCCTGTTGATATGATATTATATGCGGGCTCTGCTTGATACATTCGATTACCAAAACAAAGTTCATATTGTGCAAGACGACCAATCTCTGATTTAAGATTTCTTCTCATGCAGACCAAAGTGATATTTGATGTAATTGAAGAGTCTACAGCATCTATTAATGAAACAGCCTTACTATACTTAAATCGACCACCAAATTTATTTACATCAATTGATTTTGAATACTGGTCAAGAGCATTTGAAATCGATGTTTTAAGATTTTCTTGATCATCATTTAAGTTTGGATTATAATAAGCATTGACTTTGAGTTCTACATATAAGTATTTCAAATCAATGAACTCTGGCACGATGCCAGCGACTGCATAACTCTTTAATTTTTGTATGAGTTCTCTTTTTGTTTGATCTGATAAAAAATCACCATTTCTTGGTTTAACAGATATAAAAACTTTACCAAAACGAGGTGGGGACATTTCTTCACCACCATAAGCAGTTACAGATTCAACATTTGGATAAATGAAACCTAAAACTGATTCGTAATCAGATGAAGTAACTGCACGATACTGCGAAGAATAAATTCGAGGTGCATAATACTTGATTGATGAGATAGATTCGATATTGTCACCATCTCTTGACTTTTCTTCAGTTGTTATAAGTGAAACATTGCCTGCATCAATCTCTGCACCATCCTGATTCGTAATGTTACCCACAAAACTGAACTCTGCAGCGCCATTTCCATCTCTTCCATCAGTTGTAATGTAAGAAACTTCAATAAAGTTGTTATTTGAGAGTTTTTTTGCAATTACATTGTCACCAAAGATTAATTCATACCTTTCATCTTCAATTTCTTGTAAAAGATAAGAAGATGAGGTTGATGTAACACCTACAATGTTGTCAATTTGTGTATAAGTGACTCTTGAAGTAGATGCTTCAGATGGTTTGACCTTAACTTTGATCGTAGATGTGTCAATAAACGAATTATCAAGAATAAATCTTTGATTTGTTAAAGATTCATCAACTGTAAAGTTTTGATTTATAAAATCACCTTCAAATATCTCAATATTATTAAAAACAGCAACTCCATTAACAACAGGAACTGTAATATCCTCTGGAATTGAAAAAATAAAGTTTGAATTACGACCAGCACCATTACAAATGATTCCAGCATTAATTGTAAGTGAAACTGTCTCTGTTAGATCGTCAACTTGAAAAGATATCTTTGCTCTTGCAGCTCTTCTTGATCTAGGCACATATCCAATGTTTCGAGCAAGTGCAACAACGTTTTCTCGAAGTGTAGCGGAGTCAAGAAAACATTCATTCGTTGCCATATTGGTATTATAGGCAGTGATGTATGTATTATATGCTAACGCATCAATGATAATCGAAAGGTTTGACCCTTCAAAGTCATAATCCGTAAAATTAGTGTTTGCCCTCAGATAATCTCTGATTGACTGTTTTATTTCGTCAAAATCTAAATTAACGTACTGCCCAAAAGCCATTATACTCTAGCTGGTTGTAGGATAACGTCTACTTTTTGTGATGGAGATGGAATCCCAACAATCTCATATGAGACTGTTACGTTAATCTCATTTGAATCAGGTGTAATTGTTGCATCCACAATAATATTGTCAATTCGAGGTTCATATCTTGCAAGAGATGACTTAAGTTTCTCTCCAACACCAATTTCATTTAATGATGTGCTTAATTCAAACAAAGAATCATTAATGATTGATCCAAAGAAAGGATCATATGGTTTTTCACCTAAAATTGTAAAAACAATATTTTTGACAGATCTCTTGATAGCATCCTCATTTTTGATCACAACCAAATCATTCGTCACAGGATGACGTTTGAATGAGAGGTTAATATCTTTGAATGCCTTAGAAGCCACTATTTACACAAAAAGTTTCCTGTTTTATTTATACCCATTTTTTACCTTTTTATCTCACGAACTCTATAATCAATCGAATATAGGTTATCAATGATGTATTTAGCAGCTATTTTTGGATCTTTTTCACCACAAGTGTAAAAATCAGCGCTCAAACACCCCTTTTCAGGCCATGTATGACAAGAAATATGACTTTCCGCAAGTGCAAACAGTAAAGTGAGTCCACATGGAGAAAATTGGTGAGTATATTCGTTCAAAATTGTCATTTCAGAGCGTAAAATCGCTTTTGTAAAGATTGAACGGAGAAAATGAGCTGAATTTAACTGTTCAAAAGTGCAATCATACACTTCTAGAAGCAAATGTTGACCCATTTCATGATGATTCATCCTAATTCGGGTTCAATATTGATTTCAACGTTCTTACTTTCACGACTTATATCCTTCACTTCGTACATATAGTGATCTGATGTCTCAATTTTTCGCTTATTTTCGACTGAATACCATGTTTGATCGATTTCATAGCCTGGATTTTGCTCAATTCGGTTAAAAACCCAAGAATTATCGTACCAAATGATGCGATTATTCGGATATGCATAAAAATTACCTGTTTCAACCTTAAACAAGTGAGCACATTTATGTTCTGGAGTCTCAGAAAAGTTCAAATCTGGTACTCCCTTGTTCTCCCAAGACCAATCAAACGTCCACATATACGTTCCAATCACTTTTTTACCATCTGGACGTATTAATTCTGCATCTAAGTTTGCTAAACGGTTTCTTCTTTGTACATCGATGTAAGGAGAGAAACAATCCCAGTACATAATATCTTCTAATGGTTCAATTTTTGCATCTGGTTTCCAACAAAATGCGTGTAGAGGTCTTCTTGTCCAGTTTACGCCGTTTTCGAGAAACGCTTCAAACAAAGGAACACGCTTCTCCATACTTGCGACAGAGTGAACATCACATTTTGTGACCTCTCCATGACCCTTTTTATGGTTATAGAGAAACTCATTTCGTATATAGACTGACCAGTCAGGTAAACTGTGATTTAAATATGCCATTTATTCCCAAATAATTTTTCCGTTTTTAAAATGATAGGTATCTCTAACGTTTACAAGTTCAAATCCTTGTAATTTTGTTTTATATTCCATCGCTACACCGAGATAATAATAATCATAACCCAATCTTTTATATCTTGCAATCTCATTCTTATTTGCAACATTACCAATACTTAACTTTGGATTCTTATAATCCCATGCAAAATAAGATGCATAGACAGAATTTACACTTGGAAGCTTCCAAACAAGTGTAAAAGCACAGAGTTGATTCTGCTTATCATAATAACCAACTCTTTCTGTGAACGGATTTGTAAAATCCTCATAGAAGAGTGGAAACATTTGAGGAAACTTCTTATACTCTGCATATGCAACATAGATTCGCACACATGCATCATAGGAACTTGGTTCTAAAAGAGCACAATTTGAATACTCTTTATAGTTTGTATCCTTTAAACGAATACGACAATTCCACTCTGAGAGATCAGTTGGAGATTCAATCGTACCTTCTGGAATATAATCAGGCATTACCAGTCTCTTTCATAAGGTGCATAGTATTGAAGAAGTTCTTTTCCTTTTTTGATATTACGAATTGCATAAAGTTTACAATTCCAACGATCTAAATGCACGTTCGGTTTACGAGAGTGATTTACATAATATGAAATATCAAAACGATTAATATCACAATCAATATAAA